CAACAAAAAGAGCGAATGTTTGTTGACACGTCTAATATAGCAATTAGGTTAAATCAGTGTAATAAGATCGTTAATGATCATAAGGAACTTCACAAGATTAGGACGCAATTTTTGTTGTATAGTAGAGCAGCTAAAGTTGAAGTAGGTAGTATACGAACATTTGTTAATGAAGCGACTTTTAAGGCTGTGCAGGAAATGGAGCCCCATGGGGATCCTGATTTTTCCATGCCACATCAACGTAATAGTACGCAAGTTGCTTTTACTGGCGATAAAGCTCAGGATGAGAATGCGATGTTTAAATTAGGTCGTATGATGAATATAGTTGATGTTGTTGAGCGATGCAAGATCGAATCTAGATTGGACGTAATTAGTTATAACACTAGTATGGCTGCTGGTACTTCACTGGCGCGTTATAGAGTTTCTCCTAACTATTGTCCTCGTTATACGGATTCAGGTACGCGTACTTATAATCAGACAGCTTTGTGTAATTATGCGAATATGTATCAATTTTGGAAAGGATCAATAATTTATACTTTTGAGGTAATTAGGACATCTTTTCACATGGGGCAAATTCTTATTGCGTTTAATCCCGCATCAATTGCAGCACCAACGTTAACTGCGTGTACAAACTTGATTTATAAAATTATGGATCTTAAAGAAACAAATAGGATGGATTTCGAAGTGGAGTATGTTGGAGAAACAGAATATAAGCAGTGCGTTTCCTCAATTTATGGTCCTGCAGTGCCAGGAGATGCTTATGTGGATATAGCTAATGTAGGGACTCTAAATGTTTTTGTTTTTACGCCATTGACTGCTCCTGCTATAGTTTCTGCTGCCGTGGATATAAATGTATATGTGAGAGCAGGTGATAATTTCACTTTTAAAACTCCAACTAATAAAATTCCGACGTTAACGTATTATAATGTGCGAACAGCAGCATACCAAGAAATGGAAACTAGTTATGATAGTGAATTGCCACCTGTAGTGGCTCAGCCACCTCAAGGTATGGCGGCTAGTTCAGAACGTTTAGAAGTTGCACGTGCAGCTAAGTTGCAAACAGCAGATACATTGAATATAGGAGGAAAACGTTATCCTTTAGTTGTTGGTATAGCGTGGGATACCACAGATACCATAACAGGTGGAGCTTTGAGTACAGTACTTTTGCCACGTGATGTGTTGAATGCTGCTCAATTTTCAATTAATGGTTTAATTAATTATCATGCTTTTTTCCGAGGTACTTTTACTATAATATTCCAGATGGACGCACCTTTGCAATACGCTGGAGCTTTAATAATGTTTTATGTTCCTAACGGAATAGATTATACTCAATTATCTAATAGTACTTGGAAGCAATTTCCTCATGTAATGTTTAATCCTGCGAATGAGACAATAGCTGAGTTAGAAATTCCGTGGTCGTATGTTACGCCAATGAATAATTTGGATCCTAATGGCTCGTTAAATACAATGGGTAGGGTTTATTTGGCAGTTTGGAATAATTTGCAGATACCAGTGAGCGGAGTTAATACACTTACAGGTGCCATATCTTTTAAAATGAATGATCCAGAAATTCTAGTGAAACGAACTAATTATACGTACGCAGCGGTTCTAGAAATGCCCGAGCCAACGACAGGTGGTGGTTCAACCATTATTAAGCAAACTTCAGATACAGCACGAAAGATTGAGGATGATGGAGGAGTTTTCCAAGGCAAACCACTTACTATGCAAGGTTTGATGATTCAGCAACACACGAGTGTATTAAATTTGTTGCAACGTGTCGATTTTGCACCAACTCAAGACTGCACTTCAGTGGTTACAGCGAACTGGCAGCAGGTTTTAACGCTGCCTCCCTTTTTTGGGACAATGCACAATTTTTTGCGGAATAGTTATGCTTTTAGTAATGGTTCAAATAAGATCACTTATGTAATTCCTGTAGGAGCAAATCGTGGTGTTACAATGGCAACGTTTCCATCTTTTAGTGATAGCACTTTTTCTGACGCTATTAGTAATACTTCTGTAGCAATTAGTGATAACGTTATTTTTTATCAGGGAACTTCAGTGTGGAGACCAGGTCTGGCTATTGAACATTCAATAGAAGTGCCTTATTATCATAGGGACCCCGTGATTAGTATTCCGGAAACTGGAGTAGCTAGTCAAAGTGAGTATGCGAATGTAGTTTTGGCCGCTTTTAATAATGATACAGCAACGGCTGTGTTTGTGCAACCAGGGCATACAGTAGGACCAGACTATAAATTGTATTTCCCTATAGCTTATGGTCAATTTCAAGGACCAATTCCAGCTAGTGTAGAAAAGAAGAAGGAGCCTCCTATGTATTTTGGTAACGTGGGTGCGCGTACTGTTGATCAGATAGCAGAGCAGCAAAAAGAATTTCCAAAGGAATATCAAATACAGTTGCCTAAACCACCTTTCGCTAATATTCCCCGGCCTATAGTAGATAGGGTTATAGATCATGTTGTGGAGAAAACTGGCTTGAATAAAGCGACAATCAGTGATATAGGGCAATCTTTGTTGCATGCAAAAGGTCATCATGAAATAGCAGATGCTCTTGCGGAATCTTTACAAATGCGACCTATGCCAGGTAGACGAAAGAGGGAATTGCCAACATGTGAGTTTTGCGTGTCTAGTGATATGGACTGTAAGTGGCCTGATTGTGTAGCAATTCCATACATGGTAGATCCAGGCCCAGGGCGTGAAAGTTATTATTTAGACTATGATTCTGTATATGTGCATTGTCATCGCCAATTGAATAGAGAGAATGTTCTGAAGGCTTTTAAAATTCCAGAATTGTGTACAGATCATCATAAGAAAGGTGTTTTAGAGATGCCAGCTGGGGGATTTACAGGTGTTACAACTAACACCCAAGTTATTTCTCAAGCGTTTCCGGGCATTTTTACAGTAGGTCAAGTTAATGTAACTACTTTTACTGCTTCAGCTACTTTAACATCTGGGTCTTCTACTGATCTAGTGGATATTGAATATACTATAAGTAATGCGGGGGACACTATTTCGTATTATACGACTGTAGCAGGGAATGGAGCCGGCTCTAGTTTAGTTTTTGGCCCCATAATTTTTAATTCAACTCCTGTGAATGCGTTATCAGATGTAACAATTACAGCGATAGGTACTGGTGTTGTTGAACATAGTGCCACTATGCAATCTTATTCTAGTCAATCGTCATCTAGTGTTACTTCAGTTTCTATTGTAGGTCAACCAATCCAGGTCACCGAATATGCTTTGTTAACTTTGGCGGAACGTAGGAATTTAGCTCAGTTTCGTCACTATATGAAATGGGTAAATAAAGAAGAGGATAGTTATGACACGGTAGATTTCGTGGATAGTGATCTAGAGATTGATTTTAAAGCGGTGCAAGAGATGCCGTCACCTCTGATTGAGCCTATGGTTGATGATGAGTTTGAGGATTGTTTTGCTGATGCTGAGCCTACTGAGGACGATAGAAATTGTGTGAATAAGTTAGTGCAAGATTTCTATGCCCAAGCCAGCACTGTAGGCAATAATATAGTATCGGTTTTTAAATATGTATTCACTGGTATACTTAACGCGTTTACCAGTAAATATAGTGAGTCTGTTAAAAGAACGGCGTGTGAAAAGATTAAAGAGAAGTTACATGCAATTACAACACATGTTTTGGATAAAATAATCCCTGTTTTAATTTGGATAATAGATTTTGTAGCAAATTTATATGTGCTTTTTAACACGGAAAGTACTACAATGAGGACCTTAATGATTGCTTCTCTCACGGCCAAGTGTATCTTAGCATTTAGAGAGGGAACCCAACTAGTGAACAAACTAGAAGAACTATTTGGGCTCACAAAGAAGGAATCTATAAGGGCTGTTATTGAAGGGCCTTTTGATGAAAATTTACCGGTAATTTCTGGCTTGGTGGCATCAGCTATGGTGGCGGGTATTCTAGGAATTCTAGGATATAACGTTATGGGTAGCGATGTTACTGATGTTAGAAAAATGGCAACTTGGAAATTTGCGGAGTCATGCGCAATGCTTAGTAAGATTAGTAGTGTAACGAAATCAGTGCCAACGTTGTGGACTGCTGCGCATGCGGGGATTAATACGGCTATACAGTTTTTTGTTGAAGGGCCCGATTGTTTTAAAAATTGGGAGGAGAAAAACCACGAGCGTTTAATTCAGTGGCAGCGAGAAGTTGATTTATGTATTAAAAATAATTTGTTTATAAATGAAAATTTGTTTAAAGAACATTTGAATGCTGATTTAATGAAAGAGAATAATTTTCAAAGGTTGCAGCGGTTAACTGATTTTGCGACAGAAATTAGAACTTTTGGATCTTCAATACCTCGATTTAATATGGTTTGGTTGCGTAGTGCCGAAAATATTATGAAAATACATGCGACTGCTGTAAAAACGATGCAAGCGGCTGGAGGACGTTCTGAACCAGTTGGAATAATAATACGCGGAGCGGCTGGATGTGGTAAATCGTTATTATTTACTCAATTTTTACCTCATGCAGTTATGTCAGTGCTCGGATTATCTAGTAGTTTGGAAGAATCCAAACAAAAAACTTATGCTAAACCTACAGATCCTAAGGCCGATTTTTGGGATGGGTATTTAGGTGCACAACATGTCTGGGTTAATGTAGATGACTTTGGACAAGTGCGAACCGAAGAGGATATTGGGTCTATGTATAATTTAATTTCGGCTTCAGATGCTCCAGTGAATATGGCTGCTTTAGAGGAGAAAGGAATATTATTTGTATCGGATTTTGTGTGCTGTACTACTAATTTGACTAACTTTACGCAGCTTTTGACTATACGCGATCCTAAAGCTTTGGTTAGGCGTTTTCCAATAGCTTTGGAGTGTTCGGTTAATTCTGATTATCAAAAACGAGATGGTACTTTGGATCATGCTAAGATGATTGAACTACTTAGGACATCGGGTGCTGATGCAAGACAGCGCCTGGAATTGATGAATCGTGTGTGGACTTTTAAGGAGTATGACTTTACCAATAGTCTATCGGGAAGTGTGGTTCATGTAGTTGCTGTGGTTGAGCGTATAGTAGATGCGTACAGGAGGAGGAAACAGGGTTTAACTGATTTTACTAGTTTAATTAATGATATAGATTTTTCAAAATTGCAATTGGATGTACAACCCTATCAGAGTCCTACTAGGCAAGTTTTACTGAAGAGAGTTGAATTCGTTGAGCCTAAGGGTGGAGTTTCTGATAGTGGGGATGATGATGAGACAGACTTAAAGTTTGTTGATAACTTGTCTGCTGAGGAAGAAATGTTTAGAAATTCAGCTGGAGCTAATATGCGAAAGCATTATGCGTTTAATGATGACAGTGATGACGAATTATCTATTCCTCGATTAAATCCTCTGCAGAATCGGAAAGATTTTGTTTGTAGGGTTTTGGAAAAGTGTAATGGCGATTTGCTTAAATTAAGTTATTTTGATGCGCAATCTTTTTTACGAGAACTAAAATATCTCGATAAGCATGCGTACTATAAGGTTACTAACGATGATTTTATGAATTGTATTGATGACCCTAGTGTAACCTTAAATTGTGAAAATGGATTTTCGGCTACTGCCTTCTTAGTAATGGTTGCGCGTTTGCGTTTGGTTAAAGAAGATCAAGTTAACAACGGTTTGCCTGTAACAAAATGGGAAGGTTTAGTTAAATTTTGCTTAAAGTGGATGGGGATAATTTCATTAGGTGTAGTAGCTATTTGGTTACTTAAGAAAATGTTTACTGCATTATTTCAAAAAGTTGTTGATCCTCTGGGTGTACCAGAGGGTCCTCATTATGATAATGCTAAAGTAGTGAAGAATCAAGCCCCTTCTAGAGTACCTTATACTAATAGAGCCTTTAAGGCAACACAACAGATGAATGAAAGACAAACTATTGTTTCAAATAATATGAGATTTATTAGATTGCATACAGCTGAACAGGTCTTTAAAATGAACTGTGTAGCTATGGACTCCAGGTATATTATTATTCCGGATCATTACTTCGTCGCATATGAGGATGCGAGAAGGAAAGGTGATTTTGGAGCTCATTTTCAGTTGGAGATTAGGCGAAAAGGTGTGGTGAATTCTGCCTTTATGCCAATTTCTATTACACCTCAAAATTCAGTTCAGTTGAATGGAGTTGATTCTTTTGCGGATAAGAAGTTGGACGCTCGTCTAGTTTATTTGCATGGTAATCCTATTTTTGGAGCTAAATCAATTTGGAATCATTTAATGACTGTTGAAAATTTTGCTTTTTATGCGCATTCTAGACAGTTAGCATATTTACTTGCACCTCAGAGCGGTTTATTGGGTCAAAAGGTGATCTTATAGGTAAATATCACATTTTGGGTAAAATGGCTATTATGTCGCAAGGTGGTGATTGTGGTAGAGTGTATGTTCATTCAGCTATTCAGGCGCAACACGTAATTTTAGGAATGCACACAGTAGGTATTAAGGAGTGTGAAGATATTAATATAGCTATGACGCCTTTAATTAGAGAAAGTTTAGATGAAGCTAAAGATTTTATCTGTAGTATGTGTGATCCTGTTGATCACATAGAGCCTTTTTCTGTGTTAGAAATGAAGGATGTTAAGTTAGATGCAATTCCATCGATTGTGGAGAAGTATTGGAATGCGGACACTATGCCATTATTAGGCAAGTTGACTGTGAATAATGAACCTTTGCAGCGCTTTACACCTGAAGACACTAAGTTTTTACCTATTGTTATCCATGACCGGGCTTTTGTGCATCAGAATTGGCGAAATGAATTCTTACCTAGTGTTAAGAAAGCCGTGAAAGTGGGAGATAATTATGTGCACCCTCTTTTTACTGGAGCACAAAAATATGAGCGCCAGGCGCAGAGAGTGGTTCCTATTAGATATTCTATTAATGCTTTCGAACATTATAAGAAACGTTTACCTGCGGATCGAGAGGCTAGAACCCTAACTGATTATGAAGCGATTAATGGTTACGGAACTATAGGACACTTAGTCATGACTACAGGAGCTGGTTATTTGGGTAATTGGTTTTCGAAGGGGAAAACTGAAATTTTTCAACCAATAGAACAGCGAGTGCGAGATGATGGAAGTGTTATGACTTTAGAGTATGAGTGGTCGGAGAAAGCTAAAACTTTTAAGATTCCAATTTGGGATAAAACTATCGTGGAATTGTATGATTTGTGTGAAAAAGAAATTCAACAAGGGCGACAAATGCCTACTTTCTGGGTTTCAACTCTTAAGGACGAATTAGTTTCGTTGGAGAAAGCTAGGATAGCCAAGACGCGTGTGTTTGAGCAACCTTGTGTTATTTATTCACTCTTGTGCAGAAAGTACTTCGGGTATTTTGCGGAATATTTTAAAAGACATGCAGGTTTTCGATTGCATCATGGGATTGGGAAAGATAAGAATGTAGTTTGGGGTAGATACTTAGAAATTTTGAGACAGAAAGGGGGTTATGGTTTCGATGTTGATTACAAGAATTATGATGGTACAGTACAACCTGCGGCTTTTGAGTTTTTCCTAATGGTCACTGACCATTTTTATGGGTTAGTAGATCGAACTGCACGTCATGCGTTGATTAGTAATTTACAATGTAGTTTGCATTTGGTAGGGATGACTCTAGCTGAATCGTCCCAAGGAAATAAAAGTGGTAATCCTTTAACGGACTTATTTAATTCAATAACTAATACGTGGTTAGTTTATGTAATATATCAAATGACACGTGAAGCAAATGGGTTGAGTACTGATATGGTGAATCAGCCTCAAGATTTTGATTTCCTAACTTATGGAGATGACGTGATTATAGCCGCAACTGAGGAGTGTTTAACTTATTTTAATAGAGTTACTTTTGCTGAAATTGCTAAAGTGTTAGGTATGACAGTTACGGCTGCCAACAAAAGTGCTATTATAGAGCCGTATGAGAGTATTTATGAATTAACCTTTCTGAAAAGTCCTTTTGTACCTAGGGCTGGTTATGTTGCAGCTCCTTTACCTAAAAAGATAATTTACAGAGAACTAATGTGGGAAACTAAGGCTTGTGTTGGTGATCAAACAATCTTTCATGAACGTATTAAGAATGCACTGGAGTTCATGGCGCATCACGGGAATGAGGAGTATCAAAATTTGCGTGTTGAGTTGGCTCAACTAGGAGTTCGAGTGGAAGATCGTTTTGTAGAGTGGGAAAATGAAATGCGAGAAAAACAACTTTATCCTGAAGTAGAAGATGGAGTTGGTAGAATGTATGTTAGCGCAGATGATTTGTTTTTAGATCTAGTGGCTGACGAAGCTGATCTGGAAATAGAGTGGGATTCAGATGAGTGGTTATATATGAATGAAGAGTAGGTTCTATTATAGGTAGGTAGGACCCAGGGCCTGTGTGACAAGCAGTTAACCCTTAATATTGGTGGAACTAGTCTCCCACAAACTCTCGCGAGTATAAAGTGATTTTACTGTATTATTAAGCAGTAGAAAATGTAGTGTGGCGCGCAGCGACCTAGATGCTTGGAATGGAAAGGTCGTTTGGCAACCTAGGGTTAAGCTAGCGTTGCGCTATGTCTGCCGTTATTATTATTTATAATCTTTAATGGTATTTTGGTCTTAGAAGTATGTATTATTTATAATATAGGGAC